GTCTTTGAGACCGGCTTGTTCGCACATGTAGAGCATAAACATTAGATTACTGAAACCATTTGAGAGAGAGGTGTCCATTTCACCAGACATCCTCTTGGCTTCAATCTCGCATCCCCAATTCTTGAAGTTGATCGAATTGGTTCCACATTTAGCACGTGTGAGTAAATCCATGAACCAACTGTGCTGGGGTAGGTCCTTGGTCATATAGTCAGCTAACTGCATTTCGCAATCCTCCATCATTTCTCTGGTGAAATGGGCCTCAAACGACGTATAGTCAGATATAAAGTAGTAATGTCCTGTACGGTAAAGCATGTCCAGGATATATTGAGGTCGTTCATTGATTGGTATCTTCTTAATGAACCATGGGGTTTTGAAAAGTTGGTCTGAGATCTTTTGAAAAATGGGTCCAACTAGGCATTTGAATATGTCAGAGCGTGAATTGATTGCTCTTGCGTGTTTATATGTAGGATAAGTTTCATCTTTGACGAAGGATTTTACGAAGAGAAATTTTTCTTCAACAGTCATGTAATAATCAAGACCGGAATCATAAAAAATTCTTCGTAGTTCTTCCTTTCTAGCCAATGTGTATGGTGTATTTTCTATCCAGGTTTCAAATGTGACATCCTCGGTGACAGAGAGAGGAGTCATGTTGTTTTGCAGCCATCTTTTCACAAAAGTTCTAAAGCTGAGTCTGTTTCTTCTTGACGGGATGTGTCGACAGAATCGATACATGGCGCCAACAGCAGATGCATCAGTGCTCCCCAAACATGGGTGAGGTAATGCGGCTCCCTTGACATGACAGCCAAGAGACGCGGCCACAACAGGTCGTGAATGGTGCTTACGCAGGCGTACTATCCTGAAGGATGGATCCATCCTAATCTTTTCACCTTTTGCCTCGAAGTATGGTCCTTCGGCGTCGGTTTGTAGATAGGGAACTCCATCGACTTCATTTGGTCTGTAACCTACAGCCATGACCCGTGTGTCTGCTGTTGGCTCTATTGGAAATCCAGGAGATCAACTCTTTGGAAAGAGGATCTCTTGTATCGAATGAGGTGTCTGATGTAAAATTGCGTTGACAGCAGTACGTCCTGGGTGACATTCAGCGATCCACAGATGTTGATGTTGTGGAGTGATTTGATGCAGTGGTGAATTGCAGAGTCAAGGGACTCGGATGTCATCTTTGTGCAGTACAATGCCGGAGAAGAGAGGATCTCGGTAACGAGCTTAGAGCTCACGGTCAGTGTTTTAGTTCTGCAGGTGCCAGGTGCACCATATTGGACTGTGATGTGGACAAGTCCGGGGTCATTGTGATCAATTGGTGAGAGACTGAGTGCTTTAGGGCGCACATCTGTTTGTTCTTTAACTTGACCAGGGGCTGGTCTCCAGGAGGAGAACTCAACCATGACCTTTTCTTTAACGAATCCATATTGGTCTAGGCTGTCGATTATAGTACCAGGTGAGAAGAAACGAATACTCGAGATTCCTGGAATTTTTTGTAACCAATGGATGCCATCAAGTGCTGATACGATGGACTTATGCTCTAGAAGATCAACCATAGGAATGGCGTCGTCTATATCAATCTCATCGTCAGGTTTAGGGTCGGAGAGAGAGCGGGAATTGATTCGGATTTGGTCATCTCCATAGTAGATCACTGCCTCTCGGTTTTTGAACCCGAGAAGTCCAGTGAAATAATTTTTGATCGAAGACCAAAAGGTGGATGATGATTCCATTTCGAGAAGAAGCCCAGGGGATTTACTGCCCAGGCGAGGATTTTGTAAGCAAAATAAAGAACGACTTTCATTTTATAAGATGTTGGGGCCAAGACGAGACCAG